AAAGCTAACCAAATAGGGCGGTTACATAGCATTTTGCTAAAAGGCGTTTACCCGATGCGCCGAGTAACCGCCATTTTTAAATCGGGAATAAATAATCAATCGGGTGATTTATGAGTGAATTATTAGAAGTAGCAAAAGCGCAGTTTAAGGACCGCATGGGCGGCGCATTAAATAGCGTCGAAGTGCCGGAGTGGAACACCAGCATATATTTTAAGCCGTGCATGAGCTTCAAACAGCAAGGTGAGGTGTTAAACCTGGCAAGCCAAGGCAAACAAGCCGAGGCCATTGCTCTGACGTTTATTCTGCGAAGCCTGGACGAGAATGGAAAAGGCTTATTTAAGCGGGTCAACATGACCGAAATTATGAACCAGGTGGACCCGGACGTAATAAGTCGTGTTGTGTCGGCCATGGGGGGCGACGAACTGGACGTTGATGATGCAGTAAAAAACTAAAACAGGACCATGATTTGCGCTTTTTAATGGCGCTGGCCGAGCATTTGCACAAGACGCTTGCCGAAATTATGGACCTGTCAACAGACGAAATTAAATTGTGGGCGGCGCATTTTGAGGTGAAAAATGGCGAAACAAAATAAAGTACAGATCAAGATAACCGCTAAAAATAAAACGAAAGCGGCGTTTTCATCTGTCACCAGTGGTTTAAAAGGTATTGCCGCCGCCGCTTTTTCAATGAAAACCGCCATAGGTGCCGCCGCCGGTATTGCCGGCCTGGGCTATTTGATGAAGCGATCTATGGACCTTACTGACGAATTAGCCAAATCAAGCGAGGCAATTGGTGTATCTGTTGAAGCGCTACAGCGACTACGACACGCGGCCAACCTGGGCGGGATTGAATCTAAAGCATTAGATAAAGCCATTCAAAAACTTGCAATAAACATTGCCGAAGTAGCCACCGGCACCGGCGAAGCCAAGGACGCATTTGAAAAATACAAGATAAGTGCAACTAATGCCGATGGCAGCTTGCGAAGCGTGGCCAGCATAATGGACCAGGTGGCGGGTATCATGCAGGGCGTGACAAATCGGACTGAGCAAGCAAGCCTGGCCTATGATTTGTTCGGCGCGCGCGGCGCTAAGATGGTCAATATTCTAAAAGATGGCAAGCAGGGTCTACATGCTGCAATGCTAGAAGCCGACCAACTTGGCTTGGTTATGTCTCAAACAACCGTCAAGGGCGTTGAAGAAGCAAACGACGCGATTACGCGACTAACATCATTTATAGCCGGCGTATTTAATCGCGTCGTGGCAGAAATGGCACCGCTCATTCAGGGGGTTACTGATTCATTGCGCGATTGGGTGCAAATGAAAGTTGATGGCGCTGGCGGCGCTGGCAAGTTGGCGCGTGACTTGGCAATCTCAATCGTTCAAACTTCAAAAACAATGGTCAGCGCGTTTGCCACCATGACCAACAATTTAATCGGCTTTAACAATGCCCTTGGCGGGTTATCCAATACGTGGGAACGCATTTTCGGCAATGGGCGATCAGTCGAGGATATTGAAAAAAGTATTACTAACACCGTTGAACAGTTGAAAGAGTTAAATAATATTTCCGCAGGGAACCCGGCCCTGGCAGCGTCCCAAGCTGCAAGCCGTAAGGAGCTTGAAGAATCGCTAAAAATTATGCGCGATTTGCTAAAAACAGGCAATGTTTTACAACAGCAAACGCCACTTGAGGCGGTCGATGTCAGCAACACGATGGCCTCATTAGATGCATTAATAGCGGGGTTGGAAGCGGCGCAAACTGCGAGCGAAAATTTATCTAAATCTAACCCCATTGATGATGGTTTATGGGCTGAAAGTTTACAAACGTTAAATGTAGAATTAGCCCGCCTGGATGGAATTGATAAATTAAAAGCGGCTTATCGTATTTTTCAAACCCAACTGGCGTTATATGAGGCCGATGTGAAAGCCGACAACGACGCGTGGGATGCGAAATTGAGAAGCATGTACATCGCTTATGGGAAAATGCGCGCGTATGGTGAGAAGCAACATTCCGCAGAAATAGCAGCAGAGAAAAAAGCCTGGGATGAAAAATTGGAAGTGGCTTACCAGGCATATGGCAAGTTTCGTTTGCTCGGTGAAAAACACGCGATTGATACGCGCAACGCATTTGAAAAGGCGGCCGATGGTATAGCTGATGCATACGAAAGTATGCAATCGAGCGTAGAAGATACATTAACTGATTTACTCGTTGCCGGTGGCAGTTGGAAAGACGCCATGATGGACATTGCTAATATCGTTTACCGTGAATTTGTGCGTGTGCAGATAGCGGCGCCATTGGCACAAGCGGGTAACAGTGTTTTAGCTGGAATTTTCGATAATATGTTTGATGGTGGCCCGCCCGTAGGTGGTGCCGGCAGGGCGATTGGTGGGCCGGTTGTTGCCGGTCGTAGTTATGTGGTGGGCGAGCGAGGACCAGAATTATTTACGCCAGGGCAAAGCGGCGGCATTACACCAAACAACCAACTAGGCGGCCAGCCTGTCCAAGTCACTTACAACATACAATCATGGGACAGCCGCGACACCATGGCCACGTTACAAAAAAGTGCGCCGCAAATTGTCGGCATTATTCAAGAAGCGTTTAATAAGCGCGGGCAGCGAGGGTTTGCATAATGAGCGGAGCGTATCCAACAACCGTGGCCCTGGCTGATATGACCATCACCAGCCTGGAACCCACGCAAGTCTCAGTAAGCCACAGTTTAAAGCGCCAGGTGCGCACCCGTGGCGGTCAGCGTTGGGCCATCCGGGGAAGCTATGCACCGCTTACCAGGGTACAAGCCGCCGAATTGTTTGCTTTTTCAGTCAAGCAAAAAGGCCAGTTTGAAACCTTTACCATTGTTCCACCGACGGTATCGACGCCCATGGGTGTTGCTACAGGCACGCCGCTTGTCAATGGCGCGCACGTCGCCGGTGATACGACAATTGCCACGGATGGTTGGACAACATCCACAACAGACATTTTAAAAGCTGGTGATTTTTTGAAATTCGCAGGGCATGACAAAGTTTACATGTTGACGGCCGATGCAACCAGCAGCGGGGGCGGTGCCGTGACAGTTTCAATTCACCCGGCACTTATGAGCGCCCTGGCAAACAACGAGGGTATAACGGTTTCAAGCGTGCCGTTCACCGTGGCATTTGCCAGCGATCAGCAAGACGTTAGCGAGGCCGCTAGCGGCACGTTTGGGTTTAGCATTAGCTTGGTGGAGGCGGTCTAAAATGAGAACCACAACGACCGCTGTTACCAGCGCCATTGACGCAACCCAAAATACCCCGGTGCATTTGTTTGAAATCACTTTAGGGGCAACAGTTTACCGCATGACCAATGCGTATATGCCGTTGACTTGGAATAACAACGTGTACAGCCAGGCGGGGCATTTTTTAGGGTTTACGGACATTGAAGAAAGCGCGACGCTGGGGGTGAATAAAATAACAGTCGCTTTAAGTGCAGTTGATCGCACTTATGTTTCATTGTTTTTGGCACAGAATTATTTAGATCAACCGTTAAAAATATACACGGCTTTTTTAGATGGCACCGGCGCGCCGATTGATGACCCCGTGTTAGTTTTTGAGGGGCGTATAAATGCCCCGTCGATTACAGAAAACCCCGACGATGGCACCGCGACAATTGCAATAACGGCCTCAAATTCCTGGGTCGATTTTGAGCGCCGCATAGGACGGTACACGAACCACGAAGCGCAGCAATTGCATTTCCCTGGCGACGATGGTTTTGAATTTGCGTCAGAGATTGTCAAAGATGTTGTTTGGGGGCGGCCATGAACGAACAACTGCTGTATAAATTTGTAGAGGACCGCCGCCGCCAGGGCTTTGCGTGGGGGCAAAACGACTGTAACACCCTTTGCCTGGCCTGGCTTGACGAGTTAGCCGGGAGTGCCACGTTAAAAATTGCCAAGGGCAAATACAAAAACGCTTTGGGCGCAGCGAAATATCAAAAGAAAATTGGCCACCGTTTGAGTGATGTTTTAAAACAAAATGGCGCGGTTGAAATAGCGCCCGCACTTCAACAAGAGGGCGATTTTATTATTGCTAATGATGATAAATGGGATTGCGGTCACGTTTGTTTAGGACGTTATGTTTTAAGCGCAGGGCCAGACAGCGGTTGCACAGTTTACAAATTAAAAAAGTTTACAGGTTATACGGTTTGGAGGGTTGAATGCCGCAATTAATTGGATATATTGCCGGCAATGCCGCCGTTAGCTGGGCAACAGCAGCGGGATTCTCGGCTGTTGAAATTGCAGTAATTGGCGGCGTTGCATCATACGCCGCATCAGAAATTACGGCCAATATCCTCGGCCCGGACGATTCCGACCTTGCGGCTAGTGGTGCCCTGGCAAACAAGGCAAGTAATAACGCCCCGGTGCCGGTTATTATCGGGTCACGCACAGTTGGTGGCACCCGTGTTTATCTGGAAATCAACGGCGACGATAATGAATATTTGCATCAGGTCATTGTTTTATCAGAGGGCGAAATTGATGCAATTAATGACGTTTATTTAAACGGTGTTTTAAGTAGCGATTCGCGCTTTAGCGGGCTGGTCGATGTTGTTAAAAAAACAGGTTCGGACGCCCAGGCGGCGGTTAGTAGTACAGATATTTCAAACGTGCCATCATCATGGACCAGTAGTCATAAATTATCGGGCTTTGCGTATATTTATGTGCGTATTAAATGGGATGCCGACGCGTTTCCGCAGGGTTTGCCGGTCATCACTTGTGACGTAGATGGCAAAAAGACGTATGACCCGCGCACCAGCACAACGACGTTTAACCATAACCCAGCCCTGGCAATTCGTGATTATTTGATCAATTCGCGATATGGCCGGTCTATACCCACGTCACAAATTGACGATACGGCAATTATTGCCGCCGCCAACTATTGCGACGCGACGGTGACAAAAGGCGGGGCGACAAGTGCCAGGTACACTTGCGATGGTTTAATTAATACCGCCGAAACAAGTTTATCAATTTTGCAGAATTTATTATCCAGTTGCCGGGGCTTTTTGGTGTTCTCGGCGGGTCAATATAAGCTGGTTTTAGACAAAACAGAAACCGCCGTTTTTACATTTTCTGAGGACAACATTATAGGCCAGTGGTCGATTGCCCTGGGCAATAAAAAAACGACGTACAACCGAATCACGGCCAAGTTTTTTAATCCCGAAAGAAGTTGGCAACTTGACCAGGCGGT